TTATTCACCAGGATAGCGACCAAGAACTGGTGCCTGACAAGAAGAAAAAGGAGGACGATGAAACAATCGAAGAATAGGGTTGCTGGAAACCGATAAATTGCCCACTAGTCAAGACTCCAGGACCAGCGTAAGTTAGCCGGTATCTTCGAGTGGGAGATTAACCTTTTGGCACTGCGCGCTGTCATAGACAAGGCCGAGGATATACCAGAGGCCTTCAAGAGTGAGTACATAGAGAAGGACGGCAAGTTCTATCTCGATCTTGATTCCTCGCTCAATACTCACATCTCTATTGTTCCGCTGGCGAATTCGCTGGCCGGGGTGCGCAAGGAGAAGAAGGCTCTTCAGGACCGGGTCGCCGCGCTAGAGTCGCGCACTACCGGGCTTCCCGACGACTTCGACCCCACCAAATACGCGGATATCTTGGCTGAGCTGGAAACGCTCCGGGCCGACCCGAACAGGGACAAGGACACCGAGGCCAAGCTCCAGAAGGAACGCGAGCGTTACGAGCAGAGGCTGCGTGACGCCGAGGCCAAGCGCCTGGCTGATCTGAGGGCCAAGGACGAAGAGCTTTCGGAGCGTGACGGGGTCATTTCTACTCACCTTATTGACGGCGGCTTGACAGAGGCGCTAGTCAAGCACGGAGTCGCGAAGGAATTCATGGGTGCCACCCGTGCATTGCTGCGCGGCTCCGTCAAGGTGAAGCGCGGGGACGACAAGAAATACCACGCGGTTGTCGATACCGATCTGGGAGAGGTCGATATCGACAAGTTCGTGGAGAACTGGTCCAAGTCAGACGACGGCAAACCGTTCGTGGTCCAAGCTAGAGGCTCGGGCAGTCACGGATCAGGGAATGGCCGTGGCAGTGAAATCAACCCGTGGGTGAAGGAGTCCTTCAATCTCACGGAGCAGGGTCGTATTGTCACTTCTGACAAGGAGAAGGCGCGTCGCTTTATGAAGGCGGCGGGCCGTACGCAGTCCGAGATCGATAAGGTCATGGCTGCGTAGGTATGTCGCCCGGTACGGCGGTCTGCTAGTGTAGATCGCGCGGTATAAGGCGGGAGCGGCGGTTCGGTAGTGCCGGGCCGTTATGAAGGCTTCCCACCCCAGTCCGTCGGTCAGTGACCCCGACTGGTTCATGTTCCGATCAACATGGCCAGCACAGGAGGGTCCCAACCCATGGCCGCTACCAAGATTGCGGACGTTATCGTCCCGGCAGTTTTCAACCCATACGTCGTGGAACAGACGACCGTTTTGTCGGCCTTCTACGAATCCGGTATCATCGCCACCGTGGGCGAACTCAACGTTTTCGGCCTGAAGGGTGGTACCACGCTGACCATGCCCTACTGGAAGGACCTGACCGGCCAGGAAGAAGTCCTGTCGGATGTCGTTCCGCTAGGCGTCGACAAGATCACCAGCGCCACCGACGTGGCCGTGCTGCATGCTCGCGGCAAGGCCTGGGGCGTGAACGATCTGGCCGAAGCACTCTCCGGCGACGACCCGATGTCAACGATTGCCGGCCTGGTCGGTGCCTTCTGGGCACGCCGGTGGCAGGCGTTGATTCTGGCCATGCTGCAGGGTGTGTTCCTTTCGGCTTCCATGGCCGGCAACGTACACGATATTTCGGCACTTACCGCACCGGCCAACGTCATCAGCGGCGACTCCGTGGTCGACGCGATCTACAAGCTCGGTGACGCTTCCAGCCTACTCACCGCTTTCGCCATGCACTCGGCGACCGTCGCCGTCCTGGTCAAGCAGCAGCTCATCGACTTCCATCTCGACGCGGATGGCAAGCCAACGCTGCCGTTCTACATGGGCAAACGCGTGATCGTCGACGACAGCATGCCCGTGGCGGCAGGCGTCTATACCAGCTACCTATTCGGCGCTGGCGCCATCGGTTACGCCGACGGCGGCGCACCGACCCCGACCGAGACGGACCGCGATTCGCTGGCCGGTGAGGACATCCTCATCAACCGGCGTCACTTCGTCATGCACCCGCGTGGCGTGGCGTGGGTCGGCGCGGCTACCGGCGTCAGCCCGACCAACGCAGAACTGGCCGTCGGCACCAACTGGAGCCGTCGGTACGAGAACAAGAACATCCGTATCGTCCAGTTCAAGCACAAGATCGCTTGATCTAGATCACCTGCGGACCTCGCTAGCCCTAGGTCTAATTGGTGGTATAGGGAGGAACCGGGATCCACTCCCCACGGTTCCTCCCGCCTCTCCGGGGAGTGCATAGGGGAGGACCGAAATGGGTCTTTCAGCATTCAGTCGCGCGCGTGTCTCCAATCTCCCCGTGCTGGAGCTGGAGGCCGCGCGCTTCGACAAGTGGAACAAGGCGCAGAACGATAGCCGGCAGGCGCTCGACAGGCTGCAGAACGGCGAAGAGTTCGACGCGGCTGTCGAGGAAGTTCGCGAAGCGGACGGTGAGGCCGTTATTGTCATCGGCGAAAAGGTCGTCGCCGGCATGGAGGCCGATGAAGCCGAGCGCGATATGCCGCTTCGCGAAGACCATCTCGCCGACATGGTCGGGCGGCGTCACGTGGAAGAGCCGCAGGGCGAACCCAAGTCGACGCTCGAGCGGCTGCACGATCGAATCCCGACCGAGACTACCGCTTCGAAGGTCGTGCTGCACAAACTCGTCGTCGACGGCGAGGGGCCGACCAAGGAAGAGATGGATGCGGCTTACGAAGAGCAGGAGCCGTGGTCCCCGGAAGGGCGCGAGGTCACCGACGATCCCGATGAAGCGCCCGACGACGAGCTACCGGCTGCAGGCGAAGGCGCGGGTGTTGCCGGCGAGACCACCGACGGCGAAGTCAGGAAGGTCGTACCGAAGACCACCAAGGTCGAGGCACGGCCCAAGGCCAAAGTCCCCGTCAAGAAGTGATGAGCGATGGCGCACTACGGCACAGAGGTTGGGTTTAACGATTACTGCACCCAGATGGGTTACGTCCCCGCAATAGGGGACGTGGACCCAGCTCTGGAGCGCAGTACTCTTTGGCTGGACACAACCTATGGGCCGCGCTATCCGGGGAAACCTACCGGTGGGTATGCTCAAGTGTTAGGTTGGCCGCGCACAGGCGCGGTCAACTGTCAAGGCTATACCATTCCCCCCGACGTGATACCCGCCGAGATCGAGCGGGCTACGTACGAGGGCGCGTTGCGCGAGCTATCGAAGTCCGGTTCGCTGCAGCCTGACGTAACGGCGGGAAAGGTATACAAGTCAGTTTCGGTGACCGGCGCAGTTTCGGTCACATACGCCGACGAGGGAGGCGTTGTAGCGAGTCAGATGCCTACCCTCACCGTGGTTGACACCATGCTCTCATGCCTCCTTGGCGGTGGCCAGCAGGGGCAGAGCATGACGAAGTGGCTAAAGAGGTCATGAGCGACGCATTCTATACCGATATGGTGAATACGGCGTTCGAAGTGGTGAACGAGTTCCGGCAAGGCGTGCTCGCGCTGGAACGACGGACGCCGGCAGCAGCCAGCGGTCAACCGTGGGACCCGGATGCACCATCCATCAGCACCTACGATGTCGTGGGTACTGTACAAGCGGTTGATCGCCGTTTGGTGGATGGCACTACCGTCCTGGCCACAGATCGAATGGCGCTCCTCCCCGCCAAGGCGCTGCCGGCGAACGTTGTTCCCGCCATCACCGACCGGCTGATCATCGACGGTGAGCCGACGACAATCAAGCGCGTCCTGCGAGTTCCGGAGGCCGGTATCGTTATCGTATATCGACTGGTGGTGGGGTCCTGATGGCTGCGCTACCTACCTCCCTCCAAGAACTCCTCGACCAGATGGAGCCGCAGGTACGGCAGGCGTTTCTTGACGCCATAGCCGACATTACCGACGAGACCGTCATCAAGGCGTTGGAGGATGCTATCGCAACCGGTAATATCGAGCATGCACTATCGGTCCTGAACCTTGACCCGGTGGTCTTCGCTCAGGTAGCCGACAGCGTCGCCGATGTTTACAAATACGCCGCCGTGCTGACCGCTGAAACGGTACGGGCGACCGTTAATCCGTTAACCGGTTCGCGTGTCATCTTCCGCTTCGACGTGCGGTCTCCCCCGGCTGAGGAGTGGCTGCGCGTGAACAGCTCCCGGTTGGTCGTTGGGCTTTCGCGTACGGCGCGGGCGACGGTTCGGCAGACCCTGAGCGCCGGTATCGCGCTCGGGCAGAACCCTAGGACGACGGCGCTGGATATAGTCGGCCGGGTGTCGGCCCGTACGGGTCGCAGGGAGGGCGGTACAGTCGGTTTGACGCCAGCCATGGAGCGTTACGTCCAAAACGCCAAGATGGAACTACAGTCGGGCGACCCGGCTCTTATGGCGAACTATTTCACGCGTCAGCGGCGTGACGCGCGCTTCGACGCCAAGGTGCGCCGGGCTATCGAGGCGGGTAAGCCGGTGAAGGCCGAAGACGTCCAGATGATGATCGGCCGCTACTCGGACAGGCTCCTTCAGCTACGTGGTGAGAACATTGCCCGCACCGAAACCCTTACTTCTCTCCACGGAGGACAGGCGGAGTCCATACGGCAAATGATAGCGTCGGGCAAGGTGGACGAGCGCGACGTGGTCAAGATTTGGCGTACCAATCGTGACGGGCGTGAGCGCCGGTCGCACTTCATTCTGCACGGTAAGAAGGTGGCGTATCAGGCACCGTTTATCTCGCCGGAAACCGGGGCGAAGATGATGCACCCCGGCGACCGTGACCACGGGGCCTTGCCGCAGGACGTGATCAATTGCCGCTGCCACGCTGAGTACAAGGTGGATTACATCGCGGCGGCGGTACGGCAATCACGGAGGAGGGTTGGTGTATGACAGCCTTGTCCTTCACCGCACAGGTGGAATCGTGGGTAGCGGATACCACGTTATTCTTGGAGGCTGTCATCAAGCAGAGTACCCAAGAAGTGGTACGGTTGATGAAGGTTCCAGTGTCGGCGGGAGGCAACATGCCGGTCGATACCTCCTTCCTACAGAACTCCTTGGTTGGGGTGCCGGGCGGGTCAGTACCGCCGATCAACCCACAGGCTCATGGCGAGGGCGGGCCGCAGACGGGGAACGCCGAGGCGATCGAGGCGCTGATAGCCAACTGGACCGTTGGTCAGTCGATGTCCTTCGGCTTCATTGCGGCGTACGCGGCGCGACAGAATTACGGCTTAAC